ATGTCGGTAGGTCGAACAACTGTAAGCTATCAAAATGGCTCTCAGAACTCTTCTCAGGGGCTTTCTATGGCTGCTCGCTATAATCTATCTCGGGATGCAGAAAACTGGCTGAAATCGGCCGGATTTGGATTTGTGAGGGTAGAATATGATAGATAAGAGAATGCTTTCTGACTCTGTTAAAATCCAGAAACCAACAGGAAAGGATGACTGGGGCAAAGAAACCTATTCAGAGCCCTTGTTACTATCCCCTTGCAAGTTTGACCGAGTCTTATCTCACACAGGATCCGGAAGCAACAGAAGCGAGACGAAACCATCAACGGTGATTGTTTACCATCAATTCTGTCCGGTTGAATTGGACAAGTCTTACTTGGGTGGTGTCGTCGATGATGACGGCACCCTTTATCTTGTCCGCAGTATCATCCCGCAGTATCATCCGCTAACCAGAAAGCTTCTGGCTTATGAAATCGAGGTGATTTGATGTCTGGAGGTGTCAAGGTGTCTTTTAATCTTAATGGGATTGAAAGAAAGGTCTCTCCTCAGGCTCTGGCCAAAGGGAAATTAGCTATCGCTAATCAAATGCTCTTAGACATGGAGCAATTTGTTCCTCGCAAGGGTGGAGACTTGAGAGGGAGCGGAAGCGTCCAAAGAGACCGAATCACTTACTCAAAGCCATATGCTAGAGCTCAATACTATGGCAGTTCTTACAACAAGAACAGAAGCTTTAAATTTAGGAGGTATTCAACTCCAGGAACTGGCCCAAGGTGGGACAAGAAAGCATCAGCTATCCATGCGAAAGACTGGTCCAAGGTCGGCCTTAGAGCCATGGGAGTACGAACATGATCAATAACAACGACTTTTCGACGGTTCTGCTAAATCATATCAAGAAACTGAATCTGGCTATACCAGCTAGACTTGACTACTTGGGAGAACATGAGGACTTGGTTATCTATCCGCTGCCAGGTGGCAAGGTAGAAGCAGAAGATATGGCAGGCACGCAGACAGTGAGCCTGCCTTTTGAAATTGCTATCAAGTCGAAGGACCAGTCACTAACCAACGCCACATTGTGGCTTATTAATACTTCTCTATCGCAGCTTGATTTGGACTTGCCTAGTCTGAATCAGTCATACGAATTTTTAGGTCTTGAAGTAGCTAAGCCATTTTTGAATGACTTAGACGAACAAGGCTTCTACATTTATCAGCTGGATATCACAGCCAGCCTCGAAATAGAAAGGAAATAACAAACACATGGCAAAACGCAAAAACGCCCTACGGAAACACTACATCGCTCCGTTTGACCCGGCAACACAAGATACGGAGCCAGCTAAAGAAAAATACAAATGGCTTGCAAAGGACATCACCTCGTCTTCTCCGGAAGTTGATGAACAGACAGATGACTCTGCAGACTTCGCAGGTGATGGAACGCCTGTAGAAACAATCACATCAGTCAAACGCGGACGCTCTTTTGAAGGCAAGCGTAATGACACTGATGAAGCTCAGAACATGATCGCAGACATGCAGGACGAAGTAGGTGATGGCCGCAAAGTATGGTACAAGGAAGTGGATGCTGACGGCAAAAACCAGCGGGTAGGAGTAGCCACTGTCTCTGAAATCGAAATTGGAGATGGCGAAGCGACTGAACATGAAGGGTTTAAGGCCAAAATCATGTGGGATCAGAAACCGAAAAAATCTGCTGTAGTACCTGGTTAAATTTGAATGAGGGCGTACAATATGCGCCCTCTTATTTTGTGTAAAGGAGAAAAAATCAAATGGTAGTAATCAATATACGGAACAAGGTAATCCCGATCGACTTTGGAGAGTTTCAGTTTGAATTTTCAAAGAGTGACGAAAACATCGAGAAGATGCAGTCATTTGCTCAAGATCTGCAGTTAGAGGCTCAGAAAATTGTGGACGAGGACGGCAAAGGAGATGTAACCAAAGCAAGAGAAATTCTTAAACTTGCCTACAATGGTATCTTTGGCGATGGTTCTTTTGACAAGGTCTATAATCTCTCTGGACAGTCCACTGTCGACTGTATTAATTATTTCATTGAGATTATGCAGGGTGTTGAACAGGAGCAAATCTCGAAAGAAAGTCAAGAATTGCTTGATCGATATCTTGGTAAGTAGCCATGTTTGATTTATCAAGGAGATTTAGAGATGAACTAGTCCTTGATGATAAGAGCTACCCGCTTGACCTGTCTTTTGACAATGTTTTGAGGCTCTTCGACATGATACATGATGACTACATCCCTGTTATAGCCAAGCCTATCTTTGCCTTGAAAATATTGCTGAAGACCAGCACTGATAGTGAGAAGCGGGCGGCTGATAGTCTTTTGGAACACCTGGATATTGAAACGACCTTAGAAATCTATAAACGGATTTCCGAGGAACACGTCGTCATCAAAAGTTCCAGAGGCGAGGTTAAAGAGTATGACTTGGCTGGCAACCTTATTGAACGTACACCAATAGATGATGACGAGGAAGAAGATGAAAAAGAACCGCTTTTTTCTTTGAAATATGACGGTGTTTACATCTATTCCTCATTTCTGCAGGCGTACAATATAGATTTAATTGAGGTCCAGGGTAAACTTCACTGGCAGAAGTTTAATGCTCTTTTAAATGGACTCCCAAGCAATACGAAGTTCGCAGAAGTCCTTAAAATTCGCTCGTGGGAGCCTCAAAGAGACGACACTCAGGAATACATCAGCAGCATGCGAAAGCTACAAACAGAATATGCATTGCCAGAAGAAATTGATTACTAACGAAAGGAGGAACTAAATGGCGGACGGAAGAGTCGTTATTCAAGTTGATATGGACGGCGACAGAGCGCAGAGCGGCATTAGTAAGCTAAGGGGCTTGCTAGGCGGATTGAGCGATACCGGAACAAAGGTCGGATCAGTTTTCAAGTCTGTCTTAGGAGCGAATCTAATAAGTGGAGCTCTAATGAGTGGTATCGAAGCTTTGACTGGCTCCATAAAGGGTGCTTTTTCAACAGTCATTTCGGAAGGCGCTGCCCTTCAACAATCGCTGGGAGGAGTCGAGACGCTTTTTAAGGGTTCAGCAGATAAAGTCAAAGCATATGCTGACGAGGCTTTCAGGACTGCTGGGTTATCCGCTAATGCCTACATGGAAAACGTGACAAGCTTTTCTGCTAGTTTGTTGCAGTCTTTGGGCGGTGACACAGAGAAAGCTGCAGATGTAGCTAACAGAGCCATGATTGACATGTCCGACAACGCAAACAAGATGGGTACAGATATCGGGCGCATCCAGGATGCTTACCAGGGGTTCGCCAAGGATAACTACACGATGCTGGACAATCTCAAATTGGGCTATGGTGGCACCAAGACGGAAATGCAGCGATTGATTAAAGATGCGGCGGCGATGAAAGACATCCAAGACGAGTTGAATGTCTCTGTAGAAGATGGCAATATGTCCTTTGGGAATATCGTGAACGCTATTTCAGTTATGCAGAAGAAACTTGAAATAACAGGGACGACAGCTAAGGAAGCTAGCTCAACCCTGAGTGGTTCTTTTGCATCAATGAAAGCTGCTTGGCAAAGCTTGGCCGGGAAGTTAGCTCTGGGTATGGATATAGGGCCATCGCTCAAAAACTTAGTTTCTACAACGTCCACTTTCTTGCTTGGGAATTTTATTCCTATGGTCGGTAATATTATGCGGCAACTTCCTGGTGCTATTTCCAGCGCAATATCTGAAGCAGGGCCACAGATACAGCAGGCTTTTAAAACCATGATGTCTGGACTTGGGATAGATGCAAACTTAACAATAGCTAAGCTATCGATTGCTATAGATAATGTAAAAGCGGCTATTTCTGCAGTCGGAAATGCATTCGCAAGTGCCGGAAGCAAGACAGCGTGGCTAAATACTATCAGTAACATCGTAGGTGCTGTTATCAACACATTTTCGGCGGGAGCGAAAATTGTAGAGAACTTCGTCAACGCATTTGCGCAGACTGGAGCAATAAAGGCAGCAAAAGGAGCCATAGACAGCTTAATTTATGCTTACAACAATGTAATTACTAGCATAGGAGATGCATCTATCTGGTCGACGCTTGGGTCTGTTATCGGGAATGTGGTAACAGTCATATCAAACGTTGTAAAAGCCATCGGAGACTTCATTGCAGGGTTAGATCCGTCTATCGTTCAAGGGATAACAACAGCTCTAGTTGGTCTTGTCGTAGGTTTTAAAGCATTCAACTTCCTAAAATCATTCAATCCGTTTAGTATTTTCAGACGGAATGCAGCAGATGCATCTAACGGGGCAGCTGAAGCTGTGACACAAGGGAAATCTAAAATCTCTCAAATATTGAATAGCCTAAGTTCAGTTATCAAATCTATCGGCGGTGCGATTAAATCTGCTGCAGTTGGTATCGGAGTAGGTATTAAAGCAGCTTTAGGCGGTGTATCACAAGTTATCATGGCTTTTGGTGCAGCGCTTAAAACAGCAGGAGTGGCTAACATCCTAGCCTTTGGTGCTGCGGTTGGTATTGCTGCAGTCGGTATTGGAGCAGGAGTAGCTATTATCGCCGCTGGCTTTGCTCTTTTGGCAACTCAAAGCCAAGGAATAAGCGCAATCATTGGAGCGGTAGGCCAAGCCTTTTCTGCCTTTGCAACAGCTATTATCGGCGCATTCGCACAAGCGATTGTAACGGTAGCGGGAGTACTTCCGACAGTTACATCGGCACTTGCTGGGCTATCTCCGTTAGTCGTAGCAGTAGGGCAAGCAATAGCGGCAGCATCTCCATTCGTTACAGCCCTAGGAGAAGCATTTACATCTATCATCTCTGTGCTTCCGCCAGTTATCACAGCTTTGACTGAGGGCGCAGCGGCTATCGTAACAGCATTAACACCTATCGTTGAGATTGTAGGGAATGTGTTTACTAATATAGCTCAAATCGTAGCAGACGCTATCGTTAAGATTGTTCAAGCTTTAGCGCCGTTTATGCCCGCTGTTTCGGAAATGGTACAAGCATTAGCTCCTGTACTGCAGTCAATTGTCGAAGCATTTACGACGCTAGTTAGTCAGATAAGCCCAATCATCGACAGTATAGCTAACCTCTTTAAGAGCTTGGGCGAAAGTATCAAGACCGTGCTTGACGGTGCTAAAGGCGTAATCGAAAGCTTTGGCGGAGCAGTAAGGAATATCTTAGACGGTATATCTGGGATATTTGATGCAATTGGAAACGCTGCTTTAAATGCTGGTAAAGGCTTCAAACTGATGGCCGAGGGCGTAGTCATGATTACCAAGACAAATCTTGGTGATATGGCAGCCAGTCTAGCGGCGGG